ACTTAATCTGTCTAGGAATATCTGTCTTGTTGTCTTTCCATTCACCTATCTGTGTTGTTGTGTTTGCTTCAAAGACTTGTATAGCGGCTGGATCTCCTCCAGTACCTAATGACGGATCTAGTCCTAAAACATAGACCATTCCTTTCTTGGGTTTTTGAAACCATCTCACTTGACCCATTCTGTCTACTGGATCTGATGGTTCTAACATAATTAATGTATTAGGATTAATAAGAGTTTCATCTGCAATTAAGAATTCACAACCAATCTCACGTGCAAATCTGTCATCTCCTAATTGGGCTTTGATCTCTTCTGCCCACTTGTCATCACGTCCGGGTTGCTCATTCCAAAATGATCTAAAAGGTTTGAATCCGTTTACACCTAGTTCAGTTTCTTCTCCTTGTGCATTAATATTTTTGTTCGCGCCTTTCCAAATCAATGCGAACTGATCTTCGTCAGAGTTCGGAGTAGATGTGATGATCGCTTTACCACCAGTTGCTAGTGTTGGTGTGATAGAAGTCCAGAACTGCTCCGCAATCGTAGGTCTTACGAATGCAAACTCATCTAAGTATAGAAGTGTAATAGACATACCACGACCTGTGTTCTCTGTAGTCGTTGCTGACACAATACGAGAGCCGTTCTCAAAGTCTAGTGAGCCTTTGTTGTATGTAGTCACACCTGCTTTAATATGCGTAGGACATGCTTCATATGCATATCTGATACGTTGCATAATCTCTTGTGAGCCTGTGTACTTGTGAGCCGCAATAAGAATTGTAGCATCTGATCTAAACATAGCATACCACAGTAGATATCCTGCGGCTGACGTAGACTTACCTGACTGTCTAGGCATCAATGCGATAGAGTATCTATAGTTGTGATACGTATTAATTAAACGTTCTTGGTACTCATATGGATGATATTGAATACTACCCTGAGTTGGATGCTGTATATAAAAGAAGTTATCCATAAAGTACAAATAACCATTATCAGGGTCACAGCACTTAACAAAGTCATCAATCTCTTTTTGATTTTTGTAATGTGTTTTAGTATAAGGTGTTTTTACTAACTCGCCACCAGATGTGTTTTGACTGCTCATACTACTATTTAGTAGTGTTTAGTGGGCTTTTTTATAATCTTGGTAATCTAATAAGAAACCAATAGCGACAAGAACGTTCATGCCCAATGATGCTATCAGTATGTGAATATCATTATAGACATTTGTTGTGAGACTAAGATGTAAATGTCCAACTGCCCAAAATGGAATAGCCATCTGTTGACTAATCCAAGATAAGGTATATCTTATAAAAATAAATTTATGTTTCATGTTTATTATAATAGTCAATTCTCTTTTTTATCATGTCTATCCATGTATTGTGTATATCATCTGCTATCTCAGGTAATTCTAAATTGAAATAATCTCTTAGCATATCTCTTACTAAATTAACTCCTTCATAACTAAAGAATACATCTGAACTTATTGATACAGCATTAGTATCAGGATTCATAGTATATATTTTATCTAAGGTTGTTAGTTTATTCGGATGATTTGAAAAATGTGAATAATCCCAATTACGTGGTTTATCTAATTTTTTATATAATTTTTTTTCATCTTCTAGAGGTTCAATATTTCTTTTTTCTATCTGCATTCTCTGTGAACATAACGAATTTATATCAGTCGGGTATTCAATCATCAGCCATTTAATATTAGTTATTCCATCAAATATTTTATCATTCCAATGAACAAAACTATGTCCTATTTTGCCATATGAATGATGATGTCCTTGCAATAAATTAATATAACCATCAGCCGTTTGCTTTATAAATTGATCAGCCCAATTAAACAAACGTTCTTCATTGGCTTCTGTATTGTTTGGCATATTATAATGGGCTATCATGCCGCCTGTGTTTATTCCGGCATCGTTGCTATTTCTTTTTTCGTATTTCTGTAGTAATTTTTTACCGTTTAACCATGTAGGTTCTACGTTTTCACATAAACCAATGAGATTTGCTAAATGATTTCCCCCGGCGAATGACGGGTAGACTACAAATATGTTATCAGTTTTACCTAACTTCCCCACATTATTTAATGTCTAACCCCTGAGCCTTTGTTGCAACAATACAATAGTAATGTTCTCTCATTTTCATAGGTTCGCCAGTAGGATCATTTGGATTGTCTTGTTCTAAATCAAATTCTAAATTATTAAAATGATCGATAGAGAATCCTGTACGTTGCAGTAACGCGGCAAGTTGAGTTGATCCAAATATACTGTAATGATTTAAGTTAAATTCATGTTTACGATCATTGTCTGGAGCAGGTACTTCGATATAAATCTTTGAGCCTTGTTTTAGAATACGATTGTATTCCATTAAACTAAAGATAGGATAAGGTGAATGTTCTAATGCATGACGTAAGAATATAAAGTCTACACTTTCATCATGGTAACCGTCTTTCTGCGGTAAGAATGATAAATCATATCCCGCAGTCTTATGTCCTTTTTCTGTGCATATCGCAACATCACCAGGACTTAAAGTAACGCCTAAGACATCACTAAAACCACGTTCTTTCATTTCATCTAAGAAATAACCTGGGCCGCAACCTAAGTCTAGTATCTTAGAATCTTTAGGCAATACTAATGGATCAATATATGTTTCAACTACTTGAGTAGTCAAGTTTTTATGAAATGGGCTGTCTCCTTCGTCATAGATATGTGACGTATATAGCCACTCATTGTAAAACTTTAATTTAATAAGATCAAGGGTGTTGTTAATATCATACGGAATATCCATTCATCGCTCCTAGTGTGAAATGTATGATATTATTTAGTGAGATTTATGCTGGTAGAATTTTTTATTATGTCCAAGGACGACTAGTTGCGAGTGGTACTGTACCAGTTGGAGTTGCTGTATTGCCAACATACTTAGCGGGTAGTAAGTCAAGGTCAGCAGTGTTTAACGCATTGTATGCAGGTAGACTGACGTTGCCACCGGCTCCGCCTTTTCTATTAAGTTCTGCTACTTCTGATACTCTTAACTCTTGTCTGAACTGTAACGTACTAGCAGGAGCGTTTGAAGTAGATGCTGGGGTAGTAAGAAAGATATCTGTTGCTGGTATAGTCGTTTGTGTTCCGTTATCAAATGTTTCACTAACGATAGCGCCGGCGGTAAAAGAATTTGTACCAGTTGCGCCTACAAAGTTTAATGATGAAAGTGTTGCTGTGGGTGCTGTCAAATTATCTTTACTGGTATCTCTTACTAATGCTAGATTGTAGTAATACCCTGCAGTTATACCATCTGCGGCAACGATTGAAGCAAGTACATCTGCTATTGTAGTTACTGCATCATCAGCATATGCAAAGATTGTAATTAATCCTGTTAAGCCTTTGACTGGTACATTGATTGCTGCCATTATCTTGGATATCCTTTAAAGCCTTCTACCGGACTTTCTGTATTAACTGATGGTAGTTCAACTGAACGCATGTCTCCATCGTTCAAGTCTTCCCATTCAGATCCTACTGCTTTATATGCTGATTTTAACATATTTGATTCTAGTTCAGTATAAGGTACAGCCATATTACTTGTGCCGATCCAACTTTCTGAATCTAAATCAATTGCTTCATGGTCTGACTCACCGTTTGCTTGAGCAAGTGCCATCATTACACGATTTAATTCGTAGACTCTATCTCTACCCTCGATATCTTGGAACTTATGCATACCGCGGGTGCCGTAACGTTGTCTTTTAGACAGTTTGCCCGGGCTGTTATCTTCTGTGATAAATTCTTTTGCTCTCATTATGGAGTTTCTTCAGTTGTAATTGTGTCATTGGCTTCAGATGATAGTTCTGAATCTACATAACCATCTAGTGCTAATGGTAGACCAGCTGGTGCGACTCCTTGGAACATGACTGAAGAATTAATAAAATGAAATAATGTTTGTGAACCACTTACGTTTGCTGTATCAGGATCAACTGTAATTCTAACATTACCAGAAGTGACATCCATGTCATAACCGCTTCCTCGTATTAAAACGTTACCCCATTGTGTAGATGAGTATGCTGAAAACTTAACATTGACTGAGTTAGCACTTAGTTGTGCATCTATTCTAACATCTTGTTGATCAATAGTGCCAGGGTCATTTGATTTGATAAAGAATGAACCTAATGTAAATGCGTTTGCAGGGTATTCCCAAATAACTTGATTTGCTATGTTACCGGTTGTATATGTATTTGATGATATAACAGCAGTCGATGATAGATTAGCAAAGTTGTTGTTTATCTTATCAAAGGCAACTCTTAACGGATCACCAGAACCATCGTTCGGTGTTGCGCCAATATTAATAATTTCGTAGTTTGTTACAGCCATATGTTTATCCCAGTCTTATATTGTATTTATGCGATTGGGTAAGTAACTAATGTTATTCTTTTGGGGGAGTGGCTTTCATATTCTCTCTGGCCAATCCATTCATTTTTTCAAAACTTCGCATACCGCCTAGACCTAACATAGATAGTGTAAGAGTCATTAATCCCTCAGTCGCAATCTCTGGCAGAATGATCTCTGCTCCGCTTATTTGCACTCCCCAATTAAGTATTGGTGCTAGTACATATGCCCATGCTAATCCGAATGCACATATCCACATGATTGCAGGTCTTGCCCCTGCTACAAAAATGCTTGGGTGCTTTGCTTGTTCTAA